AGCGCCCCCCAGGCCCGTGATGACCGGCCGGCCCGGGACGGTGCCGCCGGTCTGGAAGCTGCCCTCCAGCCCCATGCCGTACAGCAGGCCCACCACAAAGCAGGCCATTGCCAGCCAGTACCAGACAAAGGATTTAATCTTCATTGGTGGGTTTCCTCCATTCTGTCCATAAGATCAGCGGCAGCTGTCATGATGTTGATGATTGTCTCTGCTGGGTCTTTGCTGTCCATACAGATTCCCGCGACCAATGCGGTGCAAAGAGCCGCTTGTTCCATCTGTGTGCCGCAGGCGTAAATTTTGGGGTTGCCATCCGATCCCAGCTGGATTTTCAACTGAGCGTTCGGGTTGATTTTCATGCTCCTACCTCCTGATAGTCAGTTGCGGGGCCGCAGCTGTCCAATGTCCATCCAATGACCGGGTGCCATTCGCCATCTGCAAAAACCTGCAGGCCGGTGTGGGTTTCGTCCTTGGCTTGCCCGCCCAGCTGGTAGCAGCCGGATGCCCGGCTTCCATCCCAGCGGAACCACTTGTTCCAGAACGTCGGTGCCACGTACGCGCATCCGGTGGGCGCGTCGGCCCGCTCGGATGCAAGGGTGTACTGTTTGCTCATGTGGATTCTCCTTCCTCGACACGCGGGAAGAAATACTCCCCGATTTCATTCTGCCGGATGCCCAGCAGCTCACACATTGCAGTGATCTCCGTGCTGGTCCACGGGTTGTGTCCCTGCATCCTGCCGCTCATGGTGTCCCGGCCAATGCCGATGTACTCGGCCACTTCCTGATCGCGGTAGCCGCAGCTATGGAACCGTCCCCGCAGCTTCCAGTATGGGATCTGCTTGAAAGTGCCGCGAATGGTTGATGTGTTCAACATTTTATTCCTCCTTCTTTTCGGCGGGCAGCCCATCCAGCAGGCTGTCCATCAGGGCGGCGTAGAACGGGTAGCCTTTGGAAACGATGGTCAGGTTGTCAATGGCGCTGGTGAGGAAGCTCTGGGAGCCGCGCACCACGTTCTCCATGGTGCGCACCGTGTCGCAATGCTGGCCGTAAATGGCCTTGAACTCGCCGCACAGGGCCTTGACCTGCATATACTTGGCCTTGCTGTCCTCGCGGTTCTTGCGGCACTCGTCCAGAAAAGCGGTGTTCTCGTCCAGCTTCTTCCGGGCTTCGATCACCCGGTCGATGGCGTTCTGGATGTTGGCATCCTGCACGGCCCGCTGCCCTTTGTGCTGCGCGGCCAGCTGCTTTTCCATTGCATTGAACGCGGAAATGTACTTCAGCTTCCACTGCACCGCCTCCTTGCCGGTAAAGCCCATGGCCAGCAGCGAAAAGCCGTCCCGGTTCATCAGGTACATGGGGTACTTCTGGTGGTTCTGAGGGTGGGTGTACTCGGATTTGAAGAACATCTGGGTCACAGCTGAATTTTCAGCGCTCTGGGTCACAGCGCAATTTTGCGCTGTGATATCTTTGGGGGTCTGCGCAATTTTGCGCACCCCCTCCAGAATGTCCTCGATTGCGCGAAGAACATCTCGGTGGTTCTTCCCGAAGCGCTTAGCGACTTCCCGGCTGGATGCCACCGGTTCGCCGTTCTGGGTGGATAAGATGATGTCGTTCATGGTGAAGATGTACCTCCTTGTGGGTGGCTCCCTTCTGCGGTAGAATAGAGGGGCAGAAGGGAGGTGATAAAATGCAAAATTTTTACGAGTTGAGCTCTGCAGCTCAGACGGCAGCATACCAGCTGTCAGAACTCAGCAATTATGTTTCCGAAGCAGCGAAAATGGCGGATTCTGTTCGCATGGTGAGCAACCAGATGAAATCGATTTACCAAACCGCAGAATGGAACAACATGGCGTACCGCTTGGCGAAAGATGCCAGATTATGTGTGCCAGAGTATCAACTATCCAATCTCGCCAAGAATCTGGCTGGTCAGGCCAGAGCAAATCTCAATTTCACCAATCAGATTTCGGCGCTCTACGGATCGGCAATGGAAAGTCCCGCTTTCCGGTTATCGACAGAAATGCTGAATTCCAATGTGCTAAATCTCACCACCGCACTCCGAACAAGCAACATTACAAATCTTTACTCAAATGCTGCGGCTTTTGCGGATCAGTTAGACTCGATATGGAGCGAAAGTACTTACAGCGAAAAAGAATCCGAAACCGTGCCGCTGGCAAGTACTCAAGCTGTTCTGGATGAAGTCGAACCACTTCTACCTACAGAGGCGGTTGAAACTATCAACGCCAAAATCGCCGAAGTAAAAACTCCGGATAATGCAATCCCCCAAAAAGACTGGGTTGGAATTATCAGCATCATCGTTACAATTCTTCTGTTTTTGGCAGGTCAGGCATTGTCCAGCGAACATGACAAAAAGGAAGAATCTTCATGGTCTGCAACGGCAGAATATCAACAGGAAATGCTCGAAATACAGCGAGAGGAAGCAGAAAGGTCAGAAAACTTCAGACAGCGCACGGAGGAGCATTTCAAAATCGTTGAGGATACGAATGAGCGAATCGCCGAGGCTTTGGAGATGCTCGCCAACCAGAGCGTTGAATTGGATGATCGAGGTCAAAGTGTCCTCGATTCGGATGATTCTCAAGATGATGCAGAGGATCAAGATTCCATACAGGCCGCTCAGCAGGAACAAGCCGATGCTGAGGATTGACCTGCTCCGTTTAAGCTCCTGAACTTCCTTTTCTATCTTCGCCCAGCGTTCCTCTTCCACAGGTCCGCTGGGCTTTTTGTTGTTGTCCATGTGGTTCACCTCCTTGTGGTTGGCTCCCTCCTGCGGTATACTTGGGCAGAAGGGAGGTGGAAATCATGAGTGATGGAAATAAAATTCGGCACAATCTGGCACTTGCTTATGCAAACAACAAATTGCAGATTGCGTTGCAGCGCGGTGAGCGTCCGCAGGGTCTTGACTTGAATGACCCTGCACAGGCGGCCTGCGTACTGGCTTCTTGGTACAGCGACTGTCTGGAGCAACTAATCAATCTTGAGGATAGTAAGATTTATAGTCCCTCCAGCATGGATTAAATAATCCGGTCATCGCGCTCAGTTTTTACGGATGCAGAAAGCAGACTAATGATTCGCTCTGCGTCCGAAAAACTGACATTTTCGCTCTTGAGCTGCTCGAACAGCTTGAGGGCGATTTTCTTTAAGCGCTCGGCGTGTTCGCGGCGCTCTTGGATTTCTTTCTGGATGTTGTTCTTCATCTTCTTCACCTCCTTTGGATGAACTTGCGCACAATATGTGCTCATTCTGCGAAAAAAATTTCTTCGACACTCTGGTCGAAATACTGAGCGATGCGCTTTTTGATCTGGTCGCGGGGAATGCGTTCGCCGCGCTCATACATAAAAAGCGCCGAAGTGCTGATCCCAAGCGCATCAGCAACGGTTTTCGCGTCCATTTCGCCACGCAACGCGCGCAGCTTGTGGCCAATGGTCTTACCGTCCATCTGATTGGGTCACCTCCTTTCTGTGCACTTATTGTACTCAAAACCAAAAAATAAATCTATTCGCAGAGTGCACAAAATGTGCGCAAAAGAATGGTGCACTTTTTGTGCTTGAACTTGTGCACGATATGTGCTATTATTTGATTGTAATAATATAGGGAGGTGGCCTGATGGCAACTTTTGCAGAGCGGCTAAAATCGCTGCGCCGTGAAAAAGGCTGGTCACAGCAACGGCTTGCGGATGAGCTGGATTTGTCCAAGAGTAGTGTAAACATGTATGAACGCGGAGAACGGGAGCCGGGGTTTGAAACCATGGAAGCAATCGCTGACCTGTTTAATGTGGATATGAATTATCTGTACGGACGTACAGATATTAAGATTGCTGACCCGATTGTACTAGCACCCAAGAAGCCCACCATCCCCCCGGGCTTTGAGCCGATGCCAAAGATGAAGAAGATCCCGCTGATCGGCAGCATTGCCTGCGGGGAACCCATCACGGCAGAGCAGAACATTGAAAAAATGGTGGACGTGCCGGAGAACATCCGGTGCGATTTTTCCCTGACCTGCCACGGCGACAGCATGGTAGATGCCGGCATCCACGATAAAGACGTGGTGTATATCCGCATCCAGCCGGAGGTGGAGAACGGAGAGATCGCCGCAGTGCGCATTGACGGCGAAGCTACCCTCAAGCGGGTATATTACAACCCCGGCACGCTGACCCTGATGCCCGCAAACCCGGCCTATGCGCCCATGGTATATACCGGCTCCCAACTGGAAGAGGTGCACATTGAGGGCAAGGCCGTAGGCTGGACGCACTGGGTGGGGTGAAAAGCGATATTTCACTAAAATTTGCGAAAAATAACCAATAATTGATTATTTTGCAAAATGAGTTGACAAAATCAACAAAAACGCATATAATGGGGGTGCATCTTTACAGGATGCCATCAGAAACATGATGTTTCAAAATGCTTAACAGACCCCTGGTAGTAAGCCCCCCGCCGATATGGGGAAGGCTGAATCCTGGGGTCTTATTTTTTACCAAAGGAAGTGTAACACAAATGGCAAAGACAGCAATTCTGGTTGATGGCGGCTTTTACCGCAAACGTGCAGCCCACTTGTGGGGCAAAAAGACCGCCGAGGAACGTGCGAAGGAACTGAATGCTTACTGTATGGCTCACCTTCACGATAAGGACGGCAACGAGGAGCGTCAGCTGTACCGCATTTTCTATTACGATTGTGAGCCAGTAGGCCGCCGCAGCGTGTACCACCCGCTGACAAAGAAGAATGTGGATTTGGACAAATCTGATACTTATACATGGACGCAGACCTTTTTGGAAGAATTGCGGAAGCGCAGAAAATTTGCACTCCGCCTTGGTACATTGTCCAACCAAATGGCCTACAATCTGCGCCCGGATGTGACCCGCAAGCTTCTTGCTGGCACAAAGCAGCTGGAAGAGCTGACCGAGGACGATTTCGTTTTTGTGGCTCAGCAAAAGGGCGTGGACATGCGTGTTGGTGTTGATATTGCGTCACTCGCGTATAAGAAGCAGGTTGATCAGATCATTCTGATTGCCGGTGACAGTGATTTTGTCCCCGCTGCCAAGCTTGCCCGACGGGAGGGCGTGGACTTTATCCTTGACCCGATGTGGGCTGATATCAAGCCTGATCTGTTTGAGCATATTGACGGCCTGAAGAGCCAGTGGCGTAAGCGCAGCGAAAAAGCTGAAGCGAAGAAGTAAGGCCAAACAATGTGCAAATTTTGCACATTGCTTCCAGCCGTTGCAAAATCTGCAACAGCTCAATAAAAACAAAAAACGCCCCCGGTGCTACCAACACCGAGAGCGTTTGCAGAGTGGCTTGCCCCAGAGGGTACAATCCAACATGAACACTTGTATTGTACCACCTCCGGGCAGGCTTGTCAAAGTGTACCCTTGTGTATGGAGGTGGATTTTATGAAAAAGAGAACCAACACGGCATTTTGGGTCGAGAAGGAAAGCCGCTGGTGCATCGCGGTGCAGAAGAACGGTACCCGCAAGCACTTTTACAGCAGCACGCCGGGCCGAACAGGACAACGGGAAGCAAACGCAAAAGCGGACGCATGGCTGGATGACAGTATCCGGGACGGCAGGAAGAAGGTAGCCACCCTCTATGCCGAGTGGGTGGAAGAGCTGAAGCTCACCTGCGGCACATCCTATGTTGAGCAGTGCAAGAAATACGGAGATTACTATATTCTGCCTGTCTGTGGGGACATCCGCATTGACGAGCTGACCGAAGGCGATCTGCAAAAAGCCATCAATATGTCTTTCAAAAAGCGATGCCTTAAAAAGGAGCGTCAGCGTAGGTCAAGCGACAAGCCTTTGAGCCGCAAGACCATTATGACGATCCGCTCAACGGAGATCAGCTTTTTGAAATGGTGCCGCCGGAACAGGTACAGTACGATGTTCCCTGAGCTGTCTATCCCGAAGAATGCCCGCATGGGGAAGAAAAAGATTTTACAGCCGACCGCTTTGAAAGTTCTGTTTGATGTGGACACCCGCCTTTACTATGGCAAGCTGGTCTTTGACGAGTATATCTATGCCTACCGGTTTGCAGTTGCTACAGGTGTACGCCCCGGTGAACTTGTGGGGCTCTGGTATGGTGATATCAAAGGAAACACGGTCAATCTGCGCCGCAGCATCAACCGGTTGGATGAGGAAACCACCGGCAAGAACGAAAACGCCATTCGCTCATTTGACATGGGCGAGGAAGCCCATGAGGCCTACGAAGCGCAGGTAGCCTTGCTGAAGGCTTCCGATATCCCGCTGAACTATACCACCCCTTTGTTCCAGATCCCGAACCAGAGAGCTTTATTCAAGCGCTGGAAGAAGTACCAGCGTGACAATGGCATTGAGCCTCAGGTCACGCTGTATGAGATGCGGCACACTTTCGTCAGCATTGAATCCGGCGTATTGACCGACAGCCAGCTGAAGATGCTGGTCGGTCACAGCAAGAACATGGATACTGCCGGAGTGTATCGGCACGAGCTTGATGGTCAGAGGGAAGATCTTGCTGCCGCTACCACCGCGGCATTCAAAAAGGCACAGGCCTGAATCTGGTAACAGTTTTGGTAACACTCTTTTTTGTAAATGTAGCAAAATACATGGGCTACAAACCAACCGCACTACCTTTTTAGCAAGTGTTTAGGCGCGTTGCAGATACGTTTTTGACGTCGCTCAATCATTTTTTGTTGTTCGACCCCCACTACCCGCATAAGAGAAAAAACGCGATGAGTTCTCAGAATTCATCGCGCTTTCTTTTATATAATAAATAGTGTTGTTCGAGCCCTCTTCCTCGCACAAAAAGAAACCGGTACAAAATGAGTACACCCCTGATAGACATTCCTATTGATTGGGACCCGCAGGCTAAGCAACAGCAACGGGTTGCGTTAGCTGATTTTTCCGCAGCCCCTTGGCAGGGCTTTGAAAAATCAGAACGCGGCCCCAACAACTCCTCCCTGTTTC